GAAGAGTATGTGGGCTGGCTCAGAGGCTCTATTACTAAGTACTTACACCGTTGGAGAGACAAACATCGAAACGGTGCGGAAGACCTAAAAAAGGCACAATTTTTTCAAGCAGAATTACTAAAAACAGTCGAAGGGAAAAAGAAAAATGGGAAACAATTATCTACCAACTGATTATCAAAATTTTATCGCTGTAAGCCGCTACGCGAGGTGGTTGCCCGACGAAGGTAGGCGCGAAAATTGGGGTGAAACAGTTGATCGCTATATGGATAATGTAATTACGCGGGATTGTTCTGCATATAACGAAATTAAAGACAATATTTTATCACTTAATATTATGCCCAGTATGCGGATGTTGATGTGTGCAGGTCCAGCCTTAGAGAGGGATAATATTTGCGGATACAATTGTTCTTACATTGCGGTGGATGATCCCAAAGTGTTCGATGAGGCTATGTACGTAAGCATGAATGGAACGGGAGTAGGATTTTCAGTTGAGCGGCAATACACAAATAAAATGCCCGATATTCCAGAGAAACTGTTCGATAGCGATACAATCATCCTTGTGCGTGACAGTCAGAAGGGCTGGGCTAAAGCCTTTCGTATGCTCATAGCCTTACTCTACGCGGGGGAAATTCCTAAGTGGGATGTGTCCAAAGTAAGACCCGCTGGCACTCCTTTAAAGACGTTTGGTGGACGCGCATCAGGTCCAGCACCACTGGTGGATTTATTTAATAGAACCATTGAAATATTTAAGGGTGCTGCGGGCCGTAAACTTAATAGCTTAGAGTGTCACGACATAATGACTACAGTGGCCCAGATCGTTGTTTCAGGCGGTGTTCGTAGATCAGCTATGATTAGTCTTTCCAACCTCTCAGATGAGCGTATGCGATATGCCAAGACAGGCAAGTTTCCCGAAAATAGGTATCTAGCTAATAACTCTGTGGCGTACACTGAAAGGCCAGATCCCCGCAGTTTCTTACGAGAATGGTCTGTGCTTGCAGAGTCGGGTACGGGTGAGCGAGGTATCTTTAACCGTGTTGCAGCTAAAGCCAAGGCCCGTGAAGGTGGTAGGCGTGATCCACACCACGAATTTGGGACGAATCCTTGCGGGGAGATTAGTCTTAGGCCAAGTGGGCAATTTTGCAATTTAACAGAGGCAGTAATCCGCGTAACAGATACTAAGAAGGACTTACTTAATAAAGTTCGCCTTGCAACTATCCTTGGTACGTACCAAAGCAGCTTCACTAACTTCACTTATCTACGTAAAATCTGGAAGGATAATACAGAAGAGGAAAGGCTTCTTGGTGTTTCCCTTACGGGCATAATGGACAATCCTTTGACTAATGGTATGACAGATGATCTACCCGCCTTACTTAATGAGTTAAAGCAATGCGCTATCGACACAAACAAGGAGTGGTCTGAAAAGTTAGGTATTCCGCAGTCAACGGCTATCACAACAGTTAAGCCCAGCGGGACCGTTTCTCAGCTTGTAGATTCAGCCAGTGGTATACACCCGCGCCACAGCCGCTATTACATCCGTACAGTGCGGGGAAATAACCATGACCCTTTAACTCAATTTATGAAGGATCAGGGCATCCCTCATGGGCCTTGTGTCTATTCGGGGGATACAACCACTGTATTTAGCTTCCCTATGAAAGCACCCACGGGCGCGGTAGTTACAAAAGACTGTACTGCACTAGACCAGCTTAAACTCTGGCAGACCTATCAGAAACACTACGTGGAGCATAATCCTAGCGTGACCGTTAATGTACAAGATCAGGAATGGTTATCTGTCGGGCATTATGTGTATGAGAACTTCGACACTATGGTAGGTGTATCCTTCTTACCTTTAGATGAACACGTTTACCAGCAAGCCCCGTATCAAGAGATAGGTAAATCAGAGTATAAAGAGCTTTGTTCTTTTATGCCGAAGAAGATAGATTGGGAAGCATTGGCAGCTTATGAAAATAAGGATTTAACCGTCAGTTCACAAACTTTAAGCTGTACGGGCGATAGCTGTGAATTAGTGGATATTGCATAAAAAAACGCCCGAAGGCGTTGACTACATACAGTAGTTAGTGCTATAAAACATTAAGGGTTTTAGTCGGCCCTTTTCTGTGAAAGGCCCTTGTTCTTCGGAATGAGGGTCTTTTAGTTTACGCTCTCATCTTCTAACATTCTGTCTGTTTCAGACTCTGGAAGAGGGGCCTCATCCCCTTCTAAAACAACCCCACTCATATAGGACGCGGCTCTTTTTGGACCCCCCATTAAATCAGCCAAAGCTTCATTAATTAACTCCGTGGCTGTAACTGTATCTTTTGCTTTAGGGTCGCCTAATGCTTTAGCTAATAAGGCAGGGTCTTTCATAATTCTAGATATTGCTTCACCTACTTTGCCGCGAGGTATTTTATCAATTATTTTCTTGGCTTGTCCTGACACAATCTGTGCCGCTTGTAGGCTAGGTCCCGCGCCACTAATTGGTAAAGATGAAGAAGCCTGTGCGCCAAGAATCCTAGCAATGTTATTTAATAAATCAGCATTTTCATCTACTACAGAATTTAATTGATCAGTATTCTTACCTACGTTTGTTAAGCGGATACCTTCAGTAACTAACTCGCCTAATGCCTCTGCTTCTGTTTGATTTATAACACCGTTTTCTAACATTATTTCGACACGGGTTTTCTGGTTGGGTCCCGCCGTACCAAAGAGTTCCGCATTAAGGCGCGTCAGATCTACATTAATACTATCAGGTTTAGCCCTAGAGGAAATGTAATCAAAGGTACTTCTACGTAAACCCTCCACCGCTTCAGGGCCATCTTTAATAGCTACCTGTGCTAAGTTAGCGTAGTTCTCAGAAGGGTTGTCACTCCTAAACGCAGTACCCACAGCCGTAGCAGAATCCTCTACAGCCGCTGCACTACCAAATACCGCGTCTGTTTCTGTGGCAGTCTTTTGTGCGCTAGAAAGGTTTTCTACTTTTGTGCGTAATTCAGGGAAACGGGCCAATATAGCCTTATTGTTTTCTAGAAACTTGTTTAGCTTCTGTTCAGAGAAAGCTCCCGTTGTAGGATCACGGGATGCGCTAACCGCCGCCGTTAAAAACTCTTCTTGGGCTTTCCCCATATCTTCCGCTGTTCTAACTGCGGTGTTTGTACTTAGGTTTTGGTTAGGCACATCAATAAGTGTAGCATCTTCGATAGAGTTAGGATCAGCTTTACTAGGTGGGTTTGCTGCCTGATCTGCTTTTAAAGCAGACATAGATGCCTCATCCGCAAATCTAGCTGCCTCATCCATTTCCCTTAGATTAATATCCCCCGAAGTTCCCCCAGAACGAAATCCCTTTTCTAGAGTTTGTTCTGGGTTAATCTTATTAGCCCCCGACCTAGTTGTACCTAAAGCATCAGCCGCAAAGGTTCTAGTAAACCTATCATTTAAAGCTACGCTAAATGCACGGGCAGTTTCGGCGGCGGGAATGTTTAATGCACTTAAATCCTCTAGTGCGCCATCTGCCATTTTCATTAATTGGGAGTAGGCATCCAAGTCATTGTTGGCCCTTTTATCCCGCGCCAGAGATAGTAAACGACTTCTAAACCTTACTAAATCACCTGAAGTAACTGAAGAGCCTTTTGGTGACGCTCTGCCTTTAGAGTCTACCGCCATTGCACCCGCGCCTTTTATTTTAGCCGCAAAGTTATTTACTACGGTATTTAATTCTTTATCCCTAAAAAGAGTTTCGCCTTGCAGTATTCTATTGCGAAGTCCTTGCAAAGAATTTAAAATGTTTTCACCTGAAGCGGGAACATTTTTAGGTATAGCTTCCCACAGTTTGGTTTCCACAGTACGTACTTGTTTTTCGGCGGTTTCTAGCGCGGTAAAGGCTGCTTTGGAAGCCCCCCTCATGTCAGCCTGATCTATCCCTTCAGCCGCCTTAATGGCAGCGTTACGGGCGTTGTCTACGTGGATATTTAATAAGTCCTCAAAGTACTGTTTACGTAGGATAGCGGTAGTACCATCCCCCGCATTACCCATTTGATCTGCCGCGTATCGGATGCTTTGTAAGGCATCCCCTAAAAGCCCCTCTTTGTCTCTACTAAATTCTTTGTTTGTAGTTGCTATGCTATTTTCTAAAGCAATAAATAAAGGATTTCCTGAAAGCTGCCCCGCAGTTAGGTCCTTTTGGCTGATGTTTCTTTTAAGTTGTTCCTCTAATAACTCAGACACTACTTTAGGGTCTTGTCCATCTGCTATCAAAGCTTTGCGGATTTGCTCAATTGCGGCTTTATTAACTCCATCTGGGCCACCGAAAATACTAGTTTGATACGCCCGTTTAGCTCCACTTAAAGCGGTATTCCCTGCGGTTAGTATTAGGTTTGCTGGAGATAAAATGGAACCTACAAGCTCCCCACCCATTTGCGCCCATTGATTGTCAGGGGCTAGAAGTGAAGCCAATAGAGAACCTTGTACCGCACCAGTTAAGGCCGTTATTTCTTGGGCGTATGCTTTTGAGGGGTTATTGATAACGTAGCTAATAAGTGGGTGTGATACTCCTATCCCTGCTTTAGCTAATGCAAAGGGAGTAAATAAAGGGATACCTGTTTCGCCAACAACTCTACCCGCATTTGCTGCGGCTCTGTATTCAGGTGGAAGCTCTTCGATGTTATCTATCTGGTCTAACCCAAGCTTCTCTAGTCCCTCTCGTAGATTTTTACCGCCTAATACCCCACCATCAGGACCAGAGAACAACATATCTTCCTCTGAAAGGCTGGCATCTGTGCCTAAAACGGCATTACCAGCGGCCCTTACACCTTGTTCTACTTTTCTAGCACCGTAGTTAATAGCACTAGGCACAAGCCCTAGCATATTGGTTAAGCCAAGATTCATGCCTTGACCCGCAGCTTCTACTTGACCTAATACCCCTTCTTCTGCGGGGCGATTGTATCCTGTTCCTGTGGTTAGGTATTGGACAATTTCTTCGTCTTTCATACCCAGTTGCCGCGCCTCATCGATGCTGAACTGTTTATCATTTACCTGTAGGGTAGTACTTCCAGAGTCTATAAAAGGTTGTAGGATATCGCTTTCATCCTTACCCTCTTCTTTTAAATCTCTTACTTTAGCGGGATCATATTCTGATACATTTGAAGAAAAAAACTGTGCTTTTATTGCATTTTGTTCTTCTTCAGTGGGTACTTCACCCGCAATTTCTACTCGCTTAATCCCTTGGGGGGTTTCTACTGAAATAATGCCCATTAGTCCGTACTCCCTAGACGGTACACATCATCGTCACCTAGCGTCAGTGGACCGTCTATGTTTTCAGAAACATCACTTCCATCTTTTAATACTTGCTCTGAGGTTATAACCTCTTGTTTAGTATTTATTGACCCTGCTAGTGCGGTGTAATAGCCAAGTAGTGTACTCACCTGGGATAAACCTACGTTGGCTTTTGATTTAGCAGCGGGATTAACCTTTATTATTCCTTTATTAATATCGGACAACCTCTTTTCAGCATCCCTTAAAAAAGCTACCATATTATTTGTTTTGTCTCTGGCAGTGTTTATACCCGCTGGGCCACTAACGTCTATTGTAAGTTCTCTCAGACGTTTTTTCAGATACACACTATCCCTTACATCAGGAAAAGCTGCTTGCAGACTAACCTCAGTCAATACACCTAATTGTTTGATTAGGTTGGATGCTTTTTTAGCATCTTCAGAGGGAAGGTTCTCTATGTTCAAAAAGTCTGCTGCATTATTAAGAAATGCGTTAACCATTCCTCTAGCACCAACCGCAGTTTTAACGTCTATGTTCTCTAGACTTTTTGCAAGGCTTTCTAGTTTTTCAAGGCTTTCATCAAAATCAATGGAAGTAGGATTTAATTCTAGCCCGTCATTAAACTCCACTATGTCTGGGTCAGTAACAATGAACTCCTCTGGTGCTAATACACTGGTTGACCCCAGTGAGGTACTTAGTATTGGCGTTACGGTCCCACTGTACTTATCCACTAGCATCACTTCGCGGGTTACAGGGTCTGTTCTAATCACAAGTAGGCCGTCTGCATGTTTTACGGCTTGTTCTTCAGTCATTCCCAAAACGTCTACTAGCCTCTTAATTTCTTCCTCTTTTGCGCTTGGGTTTTTCGCGTCATCTAAGCCAAGAACTTTCTGAGCAATGTCTTTAGAATTGGCTAACCAATCATTGGCCTTATCTATATCTTCCTCTGTCCATTTTTTATTTTTAGAATCTGACGATATCTCTAAAGCTTTTTTATACTCCGCAGCGTACATAGCTTGAGTATACGTATCGGGCGAGTCTTCATCAGCAAACGCTTTTTCCCCAAACGCTATAACTTGGTCGGCAAGCTCCGAATTGCCCTTACGGCGTTGAGCCTCTGCCATTGATTGGTAGTTTTCCTTACGTACCTTGTCCCATTTAAATTCAAAGAAATAGGCTTCCCCGTGAGCAATTGTTTTCTTAGCTATGTCGGGCCTACCCGCTGCATCAGCATCAGCCGCTGCACCTAGATAGTTATCTTTTGTAAGCCCTTTGTACCAATCTTTGGTGTCCAATAATTCATCAACGTCTGTAACCGTCTTAAAGCCAAATTCACCAGTAGGGGTTTCTACATCCAATGTACTAGATTCAGTATTGCTCTGGTAGTACTTAGTTGTAAAAGGGGTATCGCGGTATTTTGAGGTTTCAGCAAATGCAGTTTGGTACTTTTTCCTGTACATATCAGAAAAATCTTTGGAAGTCATTGTAGCAGCGGTTTGGTCACCAGAGATATTAAGTTTAACCTTCTCCATAGACAGGGCCGCTGTTGCCATAGCAGTGGGGCTGTTTAAAAGGTTTGCTGCCCCTTTAGCCCCTTGTTGGTGGGCTAGGTATAACTCTTCACCAGTAACTGATGTTTTGCCTGTCCTCGACATAAGACTATCTCTATTTTTAGCCGCAAACTTAGCTGCACCTAAAGAGGAAGATTTCCAATCGTAAACATCTACATCATATTCTTTTGCTGTACTGTCTATAAATTGAAAAATACCTTTTGCAGAGGATTTAGGGTTTTGCATATTTGTTCCTAAAGAACTTTCCAACTTTGCGGTTGTGGCTAGAAACCCTGCGGGGAGATCATACTCCCCCTCTAGCTTTTCCCAATACGTTGACATATCTTCAACAGAACCAATAGAGTAGGTACTGTTGGTGGTATTTTGTGACCAGACGAGTTCGCCTTTTTGGTACGCGGTTATGATGTTAGGGACTGTGCGGCCCCCTTCAATCATTGAATAAATCTCCCCCCGCGCTGCTTTGGGTAACTTAGTTCCAATAGAAGCCATAACGCTATTAACGCCCCGCTCCACTCCAGCGACACGTTGTTTTTCCGCTTCAACATTTGTAAGATCAAACCTTTTCTGAACCATTGCTAGGTCCGTCTTAAATTTAAGCCCTAGTCGTGCATCCTCGCGGTCTTCTTCCCGTTTTTTAGCCGCATACTGTCCTACACCCGCTAGAGTACCGCCCGATAAAAGCCCCATTAAACCATCTCCTCATCGCCACCTAGCATTTCAGCTTGTGAATCTTCACTCGCAGGGCCTTGCATGGACATTAGCCCATCTTCTTGAGGCTCTTCCTGTACTTCTTCTTCGGGGGGTAACTCATCGTTTGTGCCGTGCATGGCTCTAGCACGGTCAATCGTCATAAGGGGCGGGTCTTGCTCCCAACCTTTTTTATACTCAATTTCAGCTTTTTCACCTAATGTATCGATTAATTTTGCTATAGGCCCAGCCGCAAGAACCCCTTGGTCAATAGGTATTCTGCCATCGCCAATATTAAGACGGGTTATGCCTGTTGTTATATCAATGACACTTTCACCTGCTTCAAGAAGGGCAATAATACGCGCCTTGCCTTGGGACTTTGTCAGCTTGTTTACTGCACTTTCAACTATGTCCACATAGTCCGTTTTTTTGGGGGGCCTGTGCCACGGGTAGTTTCGCGTATCACTTGTGTAATTTTCCCCCGCTATCGGGCCATCGATCTTAGCTGACATCTTCTATTTCCTCATCTTTAGCGGGTTCTTTTTCAAGGATTGCATCAAAGAAATCCAAAGTGTATACAAACTCTTTATCGCTTGCCTGAATAGCTTTTTCGGGCAATTCTCCCGCGTAAAATTTACGGGCAGACTTTATCACTGCTTGTTTTAAATTCACGATTTTATCCTCATTTTAACTAATACCCCAATCTTCCAACAAACCTTCAAGGGACGTTTTTGTATCACCTATACCCAGAATGAAATCTATCGTATCCATAGTTCCCTGACTTGTTGCGGCCTCTTGATTAAAGGATAATTCGTTTTCCTTTAGGTCATATCCACGATCCGCTTTGTATGTTTCAACCTGACGGTCCAATATATCCTTGGTTGATTTCCAAGCGTAATCTAAATTTGAATCTTCACGGTTCCAGACTCTA